TTATCTTCAAAGTCGTGTGGTATCATAGATAGCTCACCATCATATACATCATCACACAACCGAATATAAACATAAAGAAGTGTGTGAGTATAGCTTCTTTGTTCATGGGAGTTTCTTTTGGTCAGATATAATTGTCGAACCAGCTGCGACAGCGGCTCCCTCTGCACACGCATCAAATAATACTTGTCCTACTGCACACCCAACTACAGAGTTAGATATCAGACGTTCTCCGTCATTTGTGATATATGAAGTTTGACATCCCATTAGAAATAGTATGGGAGTAATTAGTAATAGTTTTTTCATGAGATTTTTCTCCGTATCTTTATTGCATTTATAGATTATATAAACCCTCTCAGTTTTAAGGGGGGTATATTATAAGTCATATTATATCATACGTTTATATATATTGTCAAGTCATTAGTCCATCCTACTCATTGAATACGCTTTGATACCATTCGTTGTTAGAACATCTGCAAACGCTCTTGCATATGATTCTTTTCTCGCAAGGGATTGACCGAATTCTGAAACCCATACAGTGTATCCACCATAGTAGTCATCTTTTCTTCCAATACCTTTCTCTTTCAGATACTTTACGAAGCCTCCTCTTGCAGGCTTGATATTGACCCATGCAAAACCACAGACCCCATCAGAGACATAGTACGTTTCTTTATTATAATCTATGTCATTCCCTAGAGGAGTTGTTGGTTGTCCTACCACCATTGGAGTTGGTGAACATTCATTCCCAGCGGACATTCCCTTAGAATGTGCCTCTGTATATATTGTGTGTGGTATGTCATTTGCAATTGCAGTCATATAATTCCTTTCTAAAATAAAACTGTTAATAACCAATATATTGCTAATAGGTGTACTACGAATAATACTCCAAGAATCATCAATATATATCCTAATATCTTTCTCATTACAGAATCAGTATACCAAACTATGATTCGTTTGTCAAGTCTTTTAACAAAAAAAAAGACACCAGAGAGGACTTTTACGATACTCGCTGCCTGCACAGTATCTTTTACTCTGGTGTCTTTCTGCAATTTTGTTCATTAGTTTTTTAACGTGGTTATGAACTAAGGGGCACCCCAAACGCAGTCCACAATAGAGCGATGTGTTCAGACAACATGAATTAAATCATATTACTATGAAGATAACATGAGGTCTTTTTATGGGAACATCTCCCTATTACTCTTATATAGTAACCGATTCGCATATATTTGTCAAGTGATTCGTTTTAAAAATTCGATAGACAACAGAATTTAATCACAAGAGAATCCTATTCTTTTAAACCTTTTTAATTATTTTACGCAAATCCCATAATTACCCATGTTTTCCCATATCCTCTTCTTTTCTATATCCGCCTGTCGGTCTGGTTCGTAATAGTTCTTCATCTACTATTAGAAGATTACTCAATATGGTAATTATCATGAGTATTTTCACTCGTCTGTTTGACCCTTGAGTTCTAACATGACTTGTTTAAACTCTAGTACCTTTTCGTTCTGTATGATATCTAAGATTGTTTCCGTAACATTCTGTTCCTTCTTGAGAAAGAAGAGTTTCTTCTCTATTTCTTTGAGTTTCTCTTCAAAGTATTCTATTTCACGTTCTTTTCGTAGTTTATTCTCTATAAGGTCTGTTATGAATACAATACTCTTTTCTTTTTCAGTCATATTCTGCAAGTCTTTTTTCTAATGCACTAATACGTTTTTCGTATAGTTCTATTATCTTATTATACGTTTCTGATAGTTTTGTTATTTCTCGTCTAAGTGTTTTATCTGTCGTTGAAATACCCTCACCTACACCAGTTGTGAATTTCGGTATATATTTTTCTACCATAGCCCTAATATCCTTCCATTACCAATAATTATAAACAAACACGTTGTGATGTGTAATAATACCCATGCACTACGAATCACTAACATACTTCTGTCATATTTCTTTGTCTTCTCGTCAGAGTAACTTCCTAACGCATACATCCATGTTTTAAGTAAAGTACGCACTATACAACAACGCTCCTAATAATAGAATACAGATAATAACTACATACCAATCATTTATCATAGATACTCTCCGTTTACTTTGTGTGTTTTACTGTTTGACCATGCCCATATTGTGCAGTTCCATATACTGTACGATGGATGGTATGCACCAAGAGGTACTTGACTCAGTAATACCTCTACAAGCGTCTTAGAATTAGACTCACACCTCTTCTCACGCAACTTTCGGTAATGTCCTATGAATCGTATTGTACGACTTGTCCAGTATTCCATTTGTTTGCTTCTTTCTCTGCGTCCTCTTTATTGGTGAATGTTTTTACTGGAGTTGTGTAATTCCAATTCGACTCGACTCTGACGTAATCCCATTCTCCTTCGAATGCTTCTATCAATACTGCATATTTCATCTTAGTATTTGTCCATCTTCGATATATCTAATTTATCCCAGACCCATTCATGAGTATAAAACATGATACTTCCTGCTGGTATGGATGCAAGGGATAACCCTAGAGTATACCAAAAGTCACCACCAGTAATGAGTGCATAACTCATGAACCAGATGACTCCAAGGATTTGCCATGTACACGTTTTGATTATACGTCTAAAAGTCATTGTCTATTCCATTCTTGTTAAACGTAGACCCATTATAGTATTTGTCAAGCATTTCTACCTCTGTAAGTTTCTTTCGCATGAACATAATATCGCAATACCCACATTGCACATAGCCCTCTTCTGGAACTGTATACCAAACCTTTGGATGGTCGTTTGCCTCACCACTACATGAAACCCTATCCGAATCCACTTCTACAATCGTACTGATTTGTGGTTTACTCTTACCTTTTCCCCAGTTCCATAGACCCATTACAAACCTCCTATAAGTCCATAGACGATTGCGTTGAGTAGAAATGTTCCACCAAAGAATAGTGCAACAATGAGAAGAAGTGCTTGACCTTCTGTTACATTCTTATTCATCTAAATCCTTTTCTATTATCTGGTATACATCTTCTATACAAGTAAACCCTACACCCAAAGGTGACTCATGATTTTCGTGGTGATAGTGTGCAACCTCTACACACTCGTATGGGTCATTGAACCAATCAAGTGCAGTACTCTCTATGTCTCCAGATGGTAACATTGTCACCATAATTAATATGTATCCATAAATCATGTTAAACGATTCCCCCTTAGTGCAAATATAAGTCCACCTACCCAGAGAAACACATGAAGATTATCATAAAGTATTACGTCCATGAAAGACTCTGGTTCTCCTATCCAGATAACACCAGTCATAATGCAACATAATGTAATACCACTAAAACGTGTAATTGCATCTCCTATGTCTGGAATATAACACCTTTCCAATATTGGTAGATAGGGTCTATTCAACAGACCACCAATAATAAGTCCGATACCCCCTAATAGTTCTCCATATGCAACAAACCACCAAACCAAGTATGATAGCCCATAGGAAGACGCCTCTTCTATGTCTACTGGTATTTTCATTAATCCTTGTTGTATAAACACGATTGCAAGTGGTATTCGTAACAACCAATGTGACAAACAAAAATCAGGCATTTTTAATTTACTCAATATATTCACTTTATTCTCCATCTTTCATAAAATCTTCGTATGTGATTGTACCCCAATCTAAATTATAATGTTCTGGGTACTTACCATCTTTCTCAAATTTACTCAACAATTTATTTAACTCTATTGTCTCTGGGTGTTCCCATGTACGGAGTTTCTTGAGTATGTGATTGTCTGGGTCTTTCTCTAATAATTGACACGCAGTCCAATCCATAATCAATTGTCTGAGTGGTGTATTGATTGAACCACTCATTAGTTTTCTCTCCACCTAAAGACGTTCTCAGTACAAAAGTTACGTCCAAATTTACAAGTGTTATCTTCTTTACACACTCGTTCATGTTTACTGTTTTCCCAACACTCACTACCGAAACCTCGCATACTCACAAACTTTGCAAAACCATCGTCTATTGATAGTATCATAAGCGCTGGTACTATGATTGTGAATATCACAATTGTCACAAACGCAACACCAAATCCTTCATTATGATAGGGTTCATTACTCATGTCAAAATCCTTCAATACTTAAAATTAAAATCATTCCAATTGCAAACCATACGAATGGTGCTTTTGGATTCTCTACCAGAAACTTTAGACCAGTATATTTTAGTATCAATGATTCTGATTGTTGGTCTATTGGTGTTCTACCATCTAGTGTCTGTTTTATTTTACCTCTTGGATTAGGAGGGCCTCCCACATTAACCATATATTTCACCTTGTTCAGTTATCTTTGTCAATTTGTTTTTCTTGATTGCATATTTCTTATCCTTGGGTATTTCCCTTGTTTCCAGAACTTCGTACATATAGTTCTTAAATAGTTCTGCACCCTTGAAACCTTGTGATGGTGGGTAGAGGTTATCCTCATTCTTCATAAAGAACAAACACATCTTTGCAACATCCTCAAACTTCACTGCAATCCCATTGAATTTCATAATCATATCCTTGGGAGATTTTCGTCCTTTAACAAACTCAAATCTATTCATATCATTATCCCTCTGGAGTATTACCGATGATTGTCATATCTTTTAACATTGAATTTATTTCATCAATGCTAGTTTCCATATCATCCATTCTACTGTCTATCATGTAAGTAGTTGATACACTCAGACCACCAGCGATAATTATCATAATCCAAAATATTATACCAAAATGTTTCATTTCATTTCCTCTTTCATTTCTTTCATTCTATCTAAATACTCCTCATACAGAGCAGGGTCACTTTTACTACCAGTACCATCTACTAACCAATTTTGTGTTGTCATAATAAAAATAATAAACAAGACAACATAACTTAAATACTTAATAAATTGCAAAAACTTTTTATATGCATCTTGTGCTTGTTCTAATGCATCACTCTTTACTTCATCACTCAAATAATTCACCCCCATCACCTTCTTCAAAATCTGTTTCATCTTCCAATTCTTTCATCTGGTCATCAAGTTCTTTTTGAACTTCTTCTACTCGTTCTCTGAGTACACCAATCGCAGTGATGATATGTCCAGTGTCGTGTGGTTCAATTCTAGATTCTAATACTTTGATTTCTTCTTTTAAATGTGTAAGGTGATTCATTGTTTTACTTCTACTCATCTTTAGGCCTTTTATGATAAACCTCTACGAATGATTCGCATGAGGAACACGTTAAATTTGAAACTATATAATACTCTAAACTCTCGTCTTTGTCAAGGTCGTGGTCACCACCCCATATAAGTTCACCACCACAAACCCAACAGACATTTCTGTTTTTTGTTCCGAACTTGTCTGCTTCTTTGATTGTTTTTTGTAGACCTTTTGCATCTTGCACGAGTCTTTTCATGACTTCTTTTCTTCGGTCAGACTTTGCACGTTCTAACTCTTTTTTCAAATCACTTTTTAGTCGTTTGAGTTTTTCCTCAAAGACTCCAATATATGCTGTTATCATAATACCTCTGAATGATATGAACAAGTTGGATTATGTTTTATTGACTCATCATCACTAAACCATTTCTTAACTTCTTCTACTTTGTTGACTCTACGTTTACCATCTTCGTCAAATGTTTCGTAATAGGTAGTTTTTACCTCTTTGATAATACGTTTTTTATTTTTTAAATCTAATTCCAGTTGCATGACTACTCCCAAACGACAACGTAACACCCTTTATCGGATGCACCAATTCCTCGCACTTTATATGTAGTCTTTTGCTCAATCCATCCAAGGTATTTACCACCAAAGTTTTCTGAAAAGAACTTCGCAGCTCTACTGTTTCGAAATCTTTCTATTCTAGAATATTTTGAGAAATCTATCATACACCTAACACCCTTCCAATTTCTTTGTCATCATTTGGTAGTGTACCACCTTTTCGCAAATGTTCCTCGACTTGTTCAAAATAAAAGGCTGCATCTTCATGACCATATTGTTCCAACATCTTTTTTGCATATTTAAAAAAAGTCACAGTTCTCATATTATCACCATGACTCATAGACGCTGGTTTCCAAGAACCTCTTCGTTGATTACTCATTTCTTTTCCTCACATTTTCTTAAAATTTCTACTTTCATTAACCCAAAGTCTACCATAATATCTTGGTGTTTGTCAAGTTGCATAGTACATTGTATTCTAGAATCGTACTCTTGCACAACTACACCAGAAAAGTCCTTCTCTGGTGTATTCATCATAATTGTTGTAATAAGTAAAAATGTTTTCATAACATTACCTTTTCTTAGGAAATACCCACTTCACCAACTTTTGACTATGTGGTGGAGTTGCATGATTTTTAAATACTGTAAAGTGTATCATGTTTTTGTTTGCAAGTTTGGTTGCAGATTTTACTGCTTCCTCTAAGGATTTATGTCTACTAATTGTACCAACTATTTCACTAAAAACATCATATGTAACTGACATTAGTGTTTCACCTCCCATTTTGGTTTATCTTGAACTGTTTCGAAATTGATTTGGTTGATTAATGTGTCCTCTGCAACACTAATCGCTCTTGCGACATCGTTGTCTTCACCATCAATGTCCTCAGACTCATCATGTAATTCTGTAAGTTTTTCTAACAGAGATTTTAGTTTGATGAGTCTAAGTTGATTGAACTCTTGTGTCAATTTATCTGACACTATGCAGCCTCCAACATTGAGAAAGGAACATTATATACTGTACCTCTCATTCTAACAAGTGCTTTTTTCTGATTAATTTTCTCAATTACACCAGGCGTTTTCTTTGTTTTCTGAACAACAAAAACATTTGCACCAACTGATAAAACAGATTTTGCTTTCATTGTCTTGACTTCTTGTATTAGACTCTGAACTTGTGTAAGTTCTGATATTGTTAGACCCATAAGTTGGTCTGTGACTTTTGATAATGTACTCATAATATATCTTTCTTTCAAATTAAGTTAATGTTATATGCAACCTATAGAAAGGTTGCACAATGTTTTGCAACATCTTCAGGCGTTGCATAGTAGTCTGTATACCTATCAAAAGGTACTACCATCCCACCACAATCTGGGTCTTTACAGACCGAACCGACATACCAACCAGCGGCGGATGACATGATAATGTTTTCTGATACAGGCATCTCTGTACCATAAACATCACAGTTTGCGAATTTGATATCTTTGATTTCTTTTTGTATTTTCATGATTCTCTCTCTTTCTTTTGATTCTCTATTATAATACCATGTTCTGATAACATTGTCAAGTCTAGGACTTTGACTCTCGTATCTTTTCCATTCTCATTACAGATGCAATCCACTGTTCAGGCGACATTACATGACTACCAGTGGTAATCTTTAGTTTTGCTTCTTTGAAGTTATTTTTCAGTAGATTACCAAACTGTTTACTGATAAACATTGATGCAAGTTTAATTACATCCCTACGAAAACCAATGTCATGGTGCATATTACCACACAAGTGTGCAAACTCATGAATGATTGTGTAAGGACAATTCTTCTCTTGAAGTTCCATTGCACCATCCCAAGTAGCACGACCAGCGGTTGCACCTCTAAAAACTTTCTTGACTAGTCTTGGATTATTATGTCCACCATTTGAACCAATTCTATTGTCACATAACTTCTGATAAGTTTTAGACTTTGCAATCTTCTTGAAAAGTTTCTGTGACCCTTTCCAATCTAGTGTTTGCAACTTCTTTGCATGGTATACATCATCTTCATTATTGATATGATTTCTCAACTCTCTTATAGCTTTGAATTCTGCATTATAGGTCTTTTGTCTACCACTATCTTTGAAAGACGATTTACCAGACTTGATAGTCTTGTGTTTCTTTGCAAAGTAGTTTGCATATTTGTTTGCATATTCATGACTCATAATCTTGAGTGCAGATTGATATGCATCAGTAACACTAATTCCACTAATTACACTTGGTATTGATTTTAAATATGTTGTCATAAACGAATCACTTTCTCTCTATTACACTATGAGTCTACTACGTTTTGAAAACAATGTCAAGAGATAGTCCACTTAACTTTCAGTTTTCCTTTTTTTAAACAATCTATGTAGTACTCAATAGTTTTCTTTGCACTTTCTTTTTCATCAGAAGCACCTTCTTCTAACCAAATAAGTGCAGTATTTAGATTATCAATCATTGAGTCTTCGGCTTCACCAAAGTCCATGATGAACTGTCCTTCATTATCTTCGACAGTAATCTTTTTATTTTTCCATTCTTCGTAAAAGTAACCCATTATTAACCTCTCATTCCAACTGCGTCATCAAACAATTTTCTCGCATCACCATTGTCTGCGAAACCATATTCACTTGCGAAATCCATAGAACTAGTGAACATCACTTCACCATAGATTTTCTTGGTATCAAGAATATATGCGAGCATCTTAGCGGTCTTTGCAAAACCAACTTTGTTACCGACACCGATACCGACTTCGATACCACCATTGTTCGCACTAATAAAAACTGTATCACTCATAATTTTTAGTCCTTTCTCTCAATTACATATATACAGTACCATGTTCTGAGAACAGAGTCAAGTACAAAATAAAACCCTTATAAATCAAAGACTTACAAGGGTTAAATTCTAGGTGTTTTTTTGGAAATTGTAAAAAAAGGTAAAGTGATTCGTTTTAACGTCTATCTTTTTTCTTCAGTTCGTTTGCAATCCACTGTTTCGCCTGTGGTTTGGAAGGTTTGTTTACGACTATACCACGAATACGTTTGAATACTTTTGCAAATACGTCTTCGTCTGCATTATTATTATCTACGATTATAAAGTTTCTAGAACCAAACAGTTGTTGAAAACCACCAATATTTTTCTGAACCAGATTCCACATCTCTGCAACAGCTTTCTCTGGTAGTGTTCTTCGTCTTTCTTTATTTCGTATCTGTGCAGTTTCCAATGAGGTGTTTACAAATATCATCATAGTTTCATAACCAAGTTGGTCTAACAACTTCTTCTGTCTACTAATCTTGTTTAGGTCTTTACCAGTACCATCAATGATAATACCCAGTCTACCATCAACCCAAGAATCTCTTCGTAACTTGGTTATTCGTTTTGATTTCGCTCGTATCTCTTGACCTTCATCTGAAAAGATGTCTTCTGGTTTTCCTATGTCGAGTCCTGCCTTTTCTAGGTCTTTCTCATAGATATCATCTGAATTTAATATCTTTAGACCTAAACCACCAGAACTTCTTTTAACGACATAGGACTTACCAGACCCAGGCCCGCCTGCAAGAAATATTGCGTTAAATATGTTGGGGTCGTAAACTCCCTCTTGTAACTGTTGGAATGTTTTCATTTTTTATCTTTCGTAACAACTCTTTAATGTATTTATGTTCTTCTGGTTTCATCTCTTCTATCGTCCTAACTTGTCTTTGTAAATTGTTGAATCGTCTCATTTTCAGTTTTGTTTTACTTGTCATGTTGTTTCCTTTGTTAGAGTTTTAGATTACATAATAACGAGTTGTATCTCCTTTCTAGACTTCAATAGTTTCTGAGGTGCCTTGTTCGTTTCGTCCAATTCCCTCACTTGGAAGTTTGTCACCAATCTTTGAGTCTCTTGCAACTTCCATAAGTATTCTATGTTTTTTCTCTTGAGACTGAATAAACATATGTCTTAATTTCATAACTATGTATGTACCAGTTAATGAATCATCATCAGTCTTATCGACTGTTGTTGATGTTGCACCAATTTCTAATTTTACTTTGTCACCGACTTGTATGAATGTTTGACCAGGCACTTCAACATTCAAAACAATTCCATTTAGAAATTGTCTTGCTCTTGAAAATTTACGTTGTAATGTTGTATGATAGTTATCACTCTGGTATGGGAAATTACTACCCTCAGAAAATGATTGTCCAGCGGAAGTGGAAGTACACATCAATTTTGTATTTTCATGTTCTGATAACTTTTTGCCTGTATCTGGGTCTATTGACTCTGATACAATAGGACTACTTTCACTATCATCTGGGTGTATATCATTTGCAAAATTAGACAAGTAATCGAAATTATAAGTGTCTAATTTTTTATTATATACATCGTGTGTTATAAGTTTAGAACTTATCATACCATTATTTATATTAGTAATGGTGTCTTTTTTCTGGACTCTTTGAAATTCTACTATAGTTTCCATAGTTAATTTTGCATCTGTAGCTCTTGATTCGTTAAGTTCTGAACCTATATGTTCACGAAAATAAAATTTAATCGGTTCATTACATAAACCATCAAGTGTTCTAAAATGGTATCCTTTAGTTGTTTCAAAGAAGTAGTATGATGGAGAAGAATTGTTAATTGCAGAATTAGATATAGTCGTAAGATATTCTATACACTTAAATGGTCTGTAATTTGGAAAAATTATTTTCGCTAGGTTTGCAGATGCTTCTTTATATAATTTCTTTTTACTTCTCAGATAAAATTCATCTCTTAATATTTTTTCTACTATATCAGTTGTAGTTCCTCTATATGATTGGGATACTCTACTTGTTTGATTCCTCAAAGTTTCTGTAGAACAAAATTGTAATGAAACTACTTGTGCATTTTCACCCTCACCAGACTGTGAATTAATTTTATGTATTGTTAATGGAGTTTGTGTAAAGTCAATTGTTGTTTCTGGTTTTGGACTTACTTGAGGTGTTTGTATCTTCAGTTTTAATTTTTCTTCACCTATGATTGGTAAGTTCATTACAATATTGGTCGTATCTTTTATAATGATACTACCAGTAATAGTGTTACTGAATAAATTTTCGTAAAAGTTAATCGACTCGACTATATCAATTACATCAAACTCATTACCAGTGGTTGATATAATTTTACATTCTTCCATCAGGTATTCGCCTGCATATTGTAATTCTGATTGTGACATTAAATTGCCTCATTCATTTTTGTTTCAAATTCCTTTACAAAATCTCGTATGTATTGTGGTTGTATGAGTCTAATTTGTCTTCTTTGTTCTTGTAATCTATCTTCATAGGTATAGTTACTAATCGCAGTTGCACTTGGATAGTCTGTTGTATTCATTCCAACATCTATTGTTGTTGTGTTATCTCCAGATGTCTGGTTTACTTCGTAGTGATGTATCGCTTGTGGATTTTCATATTTGTCTTTTACAAATTGTTCAAACTTTTGGACACTCATAGGCCATTCTGTGTAGTAATCTATGATATCGTTTACCATGAGTATCGTCCAGTGCAATTCTACGTCATCATAATATTTGTGTGCAATCATTTCTGGTGTTTCACCATCTTTTACATTATAATAGTCAAACTCAAGTATATTCTGTTTTACTTTAGTGATAAGTTTAACCCTAGACATAAGGTCTGTCATTACCTTATAATTATCATTTGCATTTGCATCATAGTATATTTTTGGAAACATTTCAAAATATGACATATTAGTGACCCATCGCTACTTTTTCTCTAGTCATTATTTCTAGTTCTTTAAATGTTAAGTCTATTTGTGTTTCGACTGGAGGCGCACCTTTACCATCTTGTGCTGGTCTATAAAATTGTACTCTTTCTCCACCATATGTAATATTACATGATGTTAATACACATTCACCTATCTTATGAAGATAACCATTAGGTGAACCCATCGCATAACAAAATTGTATTTCAAATGTTGCAGGCACATTAAATGTTCTTGATGTATTCATTGCACCATCAAAACTTGGTGACATATAAAATCTAAACATCTCTGCAATTTGTCTAACATTAGACGCTTCTGACTCTGATTTAGGCATCATTTTAAATGAAAATGAAAATTCTCTTCTGTTTATTCCTTGAAATATCATCTCCATTCTATTATTAAAAACTTTACCAGACCCTATTTCTACAGCCGTTGCAGCTGTACCACCAGCTGTTTTTGCGGCTCCAGTTGCAAAATCCTTTGCATCCCCTATAAAGTTAGTATTTTTAAACGTACCCTTAATATCACCTTGTATAATAGATTTTCCTGCCTCAGCAGCAGATGCTCCAAATGCACCCATCTCTGTTTCACCATAATTCATTTGGGTATTTACTGCAACAGTAGCAGGCATATACAGTGCAATACTACTTTCTGTTCTTTTTCTAGGTACTCTTCTAACACTTAACGTAGAGTTTGCACCACCAGATTGAGCATAACCGCTACCACCCCCACTTTTTAAATCATTAGGGTGATGACTTCCTTGTGATATTTTACCACCACCAGTGTTGTATTGCATCTTTGCGTTCTGTTGTTCTTTCATAAAAAACTGTACATAATGTCCTTGGTCAATACTACCCAAATCTTCTGGATACGCAATCGTAGCTCCCCTAAATGGGTTATTCAATTGTGCAAATGCACTTTGGTCTACACCACCTCTACCATTGAGGTTAAGACCACTACCACCACCAAGGACTTTGTTTATTTGTCCAGTGATTCTACTTGTTGCACGATTAACTGCAACATTTTTAATCTCTTGTAAAAAACCTTTTAGCATCTTTATAAATATCCTTGTAAATATTTAGGTGAATTATTATGGCATATCGTGGAAAATACTTTCCTTCAAACACTAAAAAATACAAAGGTGACCCTTCGAATATTATTTATCGTTCTTTGTGGGAGAGGAAGTTCATGGTATATTGTGACCGAAACGAAAAAATAGTAGAATGGGGTTCTGAAGAGTTTTTCATACCCTATCGTTCTCCACTTGATGGTAAGATACACAGATACTTCCCAGACTTCTATGTAAAAGTTAAAACACCAAAGGGTCTGAAGAAATGGATAGTTGAAGTCAAACCAAAGGCCCAGACCAGACCACCAAAGACACCTAAAAGAAAAACATCAAGATATATAACAGAAGTTCGTACATATGCAGTTAATGATGCAAAGTGGAAAAATGCAACAGAGTATTGTAAGGATAGAGACATGGAGTTTATCATCATAACAGAAGATGAACTTGGTGTATAAATATTTACATGACATCAGAAGAAATAAATGATATGACACAAAAAGTTGTTCAAAATTTAGAAAAGGTTTATGACCCAGAGATACCTAGTGTTTCTGTTTTACACCTTGGACTGATATACGATATAGAAATAGTCAAAAAGGTTGTTACTATAACACACACATTAACAAGTGCGTTCTGTCCTATGGCTGATGAAATTAGTAACAATATTAAACAGGCAGGACTTAACAACACTGGTGCAGAAGATTGTATAGTTAATTGTACATTCTCTCCACCATTCAGTATGGACATGGTGCCTGAAGAAACAAAACTTGCAATGGGTTGGTTATAATGGCAGAAGAAACATATTTCGATAGAATATCAAAACAAATAAAAACTGGAAACGAACCCTTTAGATGGTATCGTAATCGTATTAAGGAATTAGGAACTCCTAGTACGGCAGAACTTCTACGTTCTGGAAAACTTGCGAAACGTCCTCATGAGGGATTTCTAAATATGTACATATACGCACCAAAGTTTAAAGACACGTTACCATATTATGATACATTTCCATTGATTATGTACTTGAAACCAGCAGAGAAAGGTTTCTATGGATTGAATTTTCACTATTTACCATATGCGTTAAGAGCGAGATTACTAGATGCTGCTGGTCAAGATAAATTAAATGTGAATGAGGTTATTAAGAGTAGGTTAACAAAACCAACAATTAAAAGGTATTTGTTTGGATATTTGAGGTCGATGTGTTTAAAAATAGAACCAGAGGATAACTTAACTGCGATTATGTTACCAGTACAACGATTTAAGAAAGCATCAGATAATACAGTCTGGGGTAATTCAAGGAAGATGATTTAATGTCAAAATTTAATTTTTCAAATGTTTTGGGTGGTGCGGCTTTTGGAAGCCTAAATGCGTTCCTATCACATAATGCATCAAGAGATGGATATTCCAAACCCAACAGATATGAAGTTATGATTTATTTACCAGCTGGTGCAGCTGTTCCCTCAGATGTCGCTGGTGAATCTGCGACCAATGTAAAAGGTCTTAAAAGTAGTGAAGCTGCAAGAAGAGTATCTTTTAGATGTGACTCTATTTCTATACCAGGCAGAAACCTAAGAACACAAGTAAATGGTAATATATACGGCCCTCCTCATGAGATAGTACAAGGGATTACATTTGGTGAACTACAAGCAACTTTTTACCTTGGTAATGACTTAGGAGAGAGATACTTCTTTGAAGAATGGCAAAAAACCACATATAACCCATCAACATATAATATAAATTATTATAAAGAATATGTTGGTAGACTAGAAATATACCAATTAAACGAACAAGATGAAAGAACATATGGTTGTCGTTTACTTGAAGTGTTCCCTAAAACCATTTCCCAGATTGATTATTCACATGGTACTAATAATGCAATAAATAAAATTACAGTCGGTTTTATGTATAGAAATTGGGAAAATATTGCGACTGATGAAAAGAAAGAGAGTCTAGAAGGTAAACTTCAAGATGTTCTAGCGAATTCAATTTTACGACAAGTACAAACAAGAATTCCAAGTGTTTTGAGGCGATTATTTTAATTATTAATAGGAGAATATAATATGGCTTTACCAAAGTTGAACAACCCAACATATGAACTGGTTGTACCTTCCACACAAGAAAAAGTAACTTATCGTCCTTTTTTAGTAAAAGAACAGAAGATACTTATGATTGCACAAGAGTCAAGTGACCCAGCGATGATGACACGAACAGTTTGTCAGTTAGTTGAAAATTGTGTTAGTGGGATAGATGATGCAATGAAACTTCCTACGTTTGACGTAGAGTATATGTTTATGAGATTGAGAGCAGTATCAGTTGGTGCAAAAGTAGAATTGATGATGTTGTGTTCAGATGATGAGAAGACACAAGTTCCAGTCGAAATAAATATTGATGATATTAAGGTATCTTCATTAGGTGACCACAATTCCACTGTTATGATAACAGATAAAATAGGAATGACGTTTAGGTATCCCAATATGAAAGATGTCGCTAAATATGCAAAAGATGATATATCGAATGTTGATATAACATTTGGTATTATTCAAGATTGTCTTGTTAATGTTTTTGATGAAAATAGTGTTTACGATGAGATGAATCCAAAAGAACTACAAGAATTTGTAGAGTCCATGACTACGGAACAATTCTCTGGTGTTCAAGGATTCTTTGATAGTATGCCTAAACTTCGACATGAAATTGAATATGAAAATCCAAATACAAAAGTGATGAATAAAACTGTACTTGAGGGGATGCAAAGTTTTTTAGTGTAGCCCTTTCTCATGAAAGTCTTGTAAGTTATTACAAGTCTAATTTTAGTATGATGCAACATTACAAATACAGTTTGACAGAATTAGATGATATGATACCTTGGGAAAGGGAAATATATTTGGGATTATTAAAACAATATATTGAAGAAGAAGTGGAACGACAACGACAAAGAGAGAGGAGTCGATAATGGCCGTAGAAGTAACTGTTGACCCAGAGGTTGCAAAAAAGGTTGATACTAATGGTGATGGTCACATTTCACAAGAAGAAATGGAGATGAATTTGGAATTTAAAAGAAAAGAACTTGAAGACGCAGATGCTCGTAGAGATGCGATGCGAAAGATGACATGGTTCGCATTGATGGGTATGTTATTATATCCAGCAGGAATTTTGATTACGTCTGTGTTAGGATATGAGGGAACTGCAAAGATTATTGGTGACATTGCACCGACATACTTTGTTGCAATCTCAGCGTTAGTCGCCGCCTACTTTGGTGCAAACGCATATGTAGATAAGAAGAAGTAAAATGGCAGAGAGTTTAAACCTAAAAGAATCTGCAAAGGAACTTAGACTTGCAACTGCACAGTTAAGAGATTTCAATCAGTCCGCTGGTGTGGAGATTGCAAAGACAGTTGGTAACGATTTAAAGAAAGGTGTACTTGACCCTTTCACTCAATCCTTTGCACAGATACCAGGCGTTGGAACTCTTGGTTCAGTAGGTAAAACTCTATTTAATAAAACATTTTCTGCAATAAAAGCAAGACGAGAAAAAGAGTTGTTACGACAACAACTTGGTATTTCTAAAAGAGAATTTAAACAACTAGAAGTGCAAAAGAAAGTTACAGATGCACAAAAGAAGTTTGGTGATAACATTCAAAGGGGTGCAGAAAATCTCCTAGGTCTTGATACTAAAACTTTTAATTTCGCAGCTGGACGTTTTATTAATGATAAGAAAAAATTTACCACTATAGAAAAGATAGTTGATAATAATCAGAAAGCAATAGATAAACAACAGAAACAGTTTGATAGGTCAGAATCTTTTAAATCTAGAGAAGCAGCAGAAGCTGCAAGAAGAGAAAGAAAAGAGGAAGAAAGAACTAACATATTCCAAGATATTGCGGCTGGTATTAAAGGTCTTGCAAAAGGTGCTGTTAACGCAACAAAAGCAGGAGGTGGGTTTTTAAGTAAGGCACTTGATACATTATTCCTACCATTGGGTGTTGTTGGTGCAGTAGTTGGTGCATTTATTAAGGGGTTTGTAAAACAAATAAAGAATGATTTTGGGCCTCTTTTCAAAACTCTAGGTAATATGTTTCGTGGATTAAGGTTAAGAATTAGTAGTGTAATTGCACCACCATTCAGAAAACTGTTTGGTGAGAAAGGGCCTTTCGGTGCGTTCTTTAAATTTATTGGTGACACAGTTGGTAAAATCAGAACTAGTTTTACAGCTGCAAAAGATGGTCTATCTAAAAATTTGTTTATTAGAACTATTGCAACAGTTGGTGAAAAAATTAAAAAAGTTGCAAACGCTGTATTTGGTATATTTTCAAATGTTATTGGAAGATTAAGAGATGCTGGAACTATTGCAAGTAAACTCCCCATAATTAAGACTATAGTATCATTTGCACAAGGTTTTGGTACAGTGTTAGGTAAATTATTTTTACCTATAACAATTGTTATTGGTGCGTTTGACCTTATTACTGGGTTTATAGATGGTTGGTCAGAATCAGAGGGTAATAACATTTATTCAAAATTTATGGATGGTGTCGGTGGTGCTTTAGGAAAACTTGTAGGTAATCTAATTGGTCTTCCTCTTGATTTATTGAAAAAGGGTGTTGCATTTATAGCAGGAAAACTGGGATTTGAAGGTGTAGAAGAAACTCTCAACTCATTTAGTTTTAAAGACATATTCAATACATTAGCTGGGGCACCTTTTAGATTAATTGCAAGACTAGCAGATGGAATAGTTACTCTATTTACAAATTTTAGTATTAAAGATAGTCTGAGTGAATTGAAAGGGTATATCACTGACCTTGCACCAAGATTTTTTAAAAGATTACTTCGTGGTATATTACCATCACCAGACTTTCTAAAGTTTGAAATACCCTCTAACAAAGCGACTGAATTTTTTGGTCTTGCTGGTAAGGGTGGTGATTTTAATCCTATTCCAAAAGGTGTGTATTCATTTGCTGGTATCAACTATGATACTGGTGAGATAGAGGGGCCGAAACCCACTACAAGAGATACAGTTAATTTGGGAAGAGCAGGATTACAAGATGACTTCTTCAAGGCAAGAAAAGAAGGTGATATTGAAAAGATGGAAGAGTTGATTAGAGAAGCAGAAGAACAAAGACAAAATAATGTCACAATAAATCAAATCTATAATCAACAAGACCAGAGTGTTAAACAAACTACTAGTAATTTTAACAATGAAAGTATATCAGATAATGGTGCTCCTGCCGGTGCATACGCTGGAGCACTTCAAGGTGTTCAGTGATTATCTAATTCGTATTTTTTTCTGATATTATTTTGTATTCTTTGGTTTACTTTAACAATTACAACTACCAATAAAAGACAAACCCACACAGTGTTATAGTCATCCCAAGGTACAAACATATGGTAGTAGAAATCTACCATTTTGGACTAATCAGTCCTCTTGAATCCAAAAATAAGTATCCTATAAATCCTACAAAACCAACGATAACAACACACAAGAATATAATACCAATCATCTCTATAAGTTTTCTTCGTCTTTCTTCTTGGTCGTAAATTAACTTCTGTCTTTTCTTACGAATATCTGCTTCTGTCTGTAAAAGTTCTTGCCATGCACTTGGGCCTCTAGTAAAAGATATTATTTGTTTGAGTTCCTCTCTCATATCTTCTGCTTTTTTCTTCGCCATGAGTGTCTGCAATGCCTCCTCTTCCACCGAACCAGCTGCAAATAGTTTTTTAAACAGTGGTGGTTTTCTATTATACTCTTCTGATTTTTTGATATCGGATACTGCACCCATCCATCTGGATAAGTCTCCAGCCATACCTTCAATATCACGGCCTGCGGCAAAGCCTGATTTGATTGCATTAAAGGCGGCCGTTGCAGTTGCAACCGCTGTTACTGGGTCAATCATTATTGCTACCTCTCTCACTTAGGTATCACACCATATGACTATTTATAAGAAATAAAAAAAGGGAGAGCATTTCTACTCTCCCTTTCCCCCTAACCTAACCTTGGGTATGGACGGACGTATTAAGGCGTCACCCTACTCATTCGCAAGTTTTTGAAAGTAGGACATGGTATCTTCATCATCCTCTTCAACACTTGGAATGTTTGGTTGTGGTTCTGATTTGAACTGTGGTGTTTCCACAACATCTTCATCTACCATAGAGGCGGCAGTTGCAGTAACAGTTCCAGAGAGAACATCATCTAACCTTTTCTTCAACTCATCATATGATTTGAAAGAGGTCGGTGCATGGAACTCTTGTAATGAATACTGAGTTTTCCATACTGCGTCAAGTTTCTCGTCACTGTCTGCAAGAGCAGTCACACTATCAAAATCAGATTTATCATAGTTCCAGAAACCATCAACCTTGCGAATCTTCAATTGGAAGTTCGCACCTTCCCAGAAATCAAATGGATTAATTGGTGTTTCACCTTCAAACTCTGGTTGCATCGCTGCCATAATCTTATCAAAGATTTTCTTACCATAACGAAATAGAAACACTTTTCCATTATTCTCTGGGTGTTTGGGGTCAGACACTACATAAATGTTTGAGTAGTATTCTAACTTTCTCTTTTGTTTTCTTGCAGTTTCTTTATCAGACTCAAGACCAGTATTCCATAATGCACTATTATGTTCTGACACTGGGTCTGCTTTGTTAACAGTGGTCAAAGAGTTTTCGATGTACCATTTACCAGTAGGGCCTTGGAAGGCGTGTTTAAACACTTTTACCCAAGGTAATTCCTCACCATCTGGTGCAGGCAGAAAACGGATAGTCGCTTGACCAGTTCCAGTTTTATCTAGTTCTGGTTTCCACAATCTTTCATCCACATAGGATTTCTTTTCTTGAGGGGCACTTTCTGATTGAACTTGTGCAAGAAGTTTGTCCAACGTATTGGACTTGCGTAGTGTACTTACTGACATATTATTCTCCTTATGTTAATATATGTTATCGTATGTTTAAATATTTCACTTTATTCATAATATAATAGTATTTATAGTAACACAACTCAACGCATTTGTCAAGTCATATTTCGTAATTCCACCCATGAATATGGAAAGAATTCTGCACCAAATCTATCTATCTGATATGCAATTTGTCTTGTTTCCCATTGTGTATCTTCTGCACAACGCAGATTACATACTCTTGCGAAAGCCATTAACGTACCAGACCAATACCATTCGGTGTATAAGTTTTGTGGTAAAACCATTCTCGCTAACTCTGGTGCAACTCGTTCTCGTAACAAGTTTTCATATGTTTGTTTTACAAATTGCATTGTTCCAGATATATCGTACTCAACAGTTTCATGACTAGAACCTTGTTTTATACCACCCTCTGGACGCAATCTCCAGTTTTTAGGAATATAAAACTCTGGTTCGTTTTCAACGTATCTTCTAGATACTTCGTTCCATACCAAACCGACTTGGTGTTTAACCAGTTGTCTTGCAACAAAAATTGGTGCCTTAATATGAAACTGCATACTGCAATGTCCAAAAGGACTCCAATGATTGTGTTTTGCAAGATAACTAATTAATCTTTCATCTGATTCTTTTAATATTCCTTCAGTTTGTCCACCTTCTGGAATAGTATCCCACTCAGATTCTTTTGCAAATGACACACGAGCTGCATTTACAATTGTTAGGTCAGAACCCATTTTATCCATGAGTTTAACTCGCATTACCTCTCCTAACATATTCCTCACCTTCTTTTTGTGCTTCGTTGAGACTATCTCTGGTAAGGAACGCAGATAGTACACCATCATTGTAAAGTTCGGTATGAAACTTTACTGGGTCTGCAAGCAAAGTAAACGCAGGCCCTTTGTCGGACTTAGGTATAAGATACTTTGCTTGATAGACTTTATAAGTTTTATTGGACACGATTAAACCTCTTATAAGGTTTTTTGTATGGTGTCTTCATTGCAAGGTCTTTCACCCTTGCTGAGAACTCCTCGTTAGTTTTAACGAGTTCTGCATTATCGTACTCAAGTTTACGAATACTCTGTTTGAGTTCTTCAACCTTTGCACGATAAAAGTCACGTTCTTTCATTACTGATAGAACTTCACTTTCCATCAAACGACTCCTTTATTGTTTGCATTGTTACTAATCTACATGATTCTTTATCAAAAGTCAAGACCCCCAGATAGTCTTTGATTAGTTTTTCTTTCTGAGTCCATACATACTTTTCGTCTATATCATCATTCCAATATTTGCAATAATTCAATAGCTCTTCAAGGATACACATTGTTTCAAGACTAACCTTTTTTGCAAGGTGTTGTTTTAATAACAAAGGGTGTTGTCCTTCCTCGACATAGAATATATCATCAAATTTCTTTGCATTTGCAAACATCTGTGACAATTCATTTCGGTATGTATATTTTAAACTTTCAACTCTTTTTCTATAATCCAAATGATTTTGTTCATTGAAATCACCAACCCAACCTTTTGGATTGACAATAAAATTAGAAACAAAAAATTCCTTTGCATTATTGGATGTTAGATATTTTCTTGCTACTCTCGCAAAGAATGGTTTATCTTTTCTTTTAAGATAGGAGTCAACAGTAACTTTCGCTTTACCATTGTACTTGTTATAATCATAATCACTATTAAAGTGCAGTTTTAATGCATGATATATTTTGTAAGCATCATACGCTTCCATATTATTTCCCATAATCAAATTGGTAGTTGTGCAACTTTAGGTAAGAAGTTAAGATTTCTTGCATCAACCTCTACCTTCTCTTTTAACGACTTCGTAATAAGTGGTTTAATCATCTCTGGTTCTAATTCATACTTTTCACAGTAGTCTATCAGAGCATCAAGATATGACATCTCAAATTCTTTTACCTTTTTCTCTATTGCAATAGAGAACTTTTTAGGTGTCATCAATTTTTCGTTTACTTCATTATCCATAATTATACGTTTCCTACAGTTTTATTAATCGCAAATGATATACTATACCTTTTTTGTTTTGTTGTCAAGGGTGTAACCATATGTAACATCCAAACTGGAAATAAAATAAGTAAACTTTCTCTTGGTATTATGGATATTTCTGCACCATAGTATTCTGAGTTAATATTCCCTTTTGGTTTTATTGTTTTCTTTGTTGTGATGGCTGGGTCAAAAAGAACTAACATACCATCTATATCAGGCGGTATACCATAATGGAATGTTTCATTTTCATCCCATTCGTCAAGATTATTAATCTGAGTTAGACCTTTAGGATAATAAACTCCACTCCATAATGTATTTCCAATTCCATGCAAATGTGGTCTAGAATAACCACCAACATCAAAACAAACATTTGCCCATAAACTTCTTGTATCAGTATGTTCTACATTTTGATAACCACTTTGTTGCAATACTGGAAGTTGTGTTTTATGAATTAGTTCTTGTAATAGTTTAAAACTTTCATATTTGTTTTCCATACCCACCATAGATTGCCATGATGATGCATTTTTAGAGAATGTTCTTCTCCCCTCACCACTAGTACCTTGTGTCATTACCATTTCAGTATCTATATCATGAACAATTTGTTTGTTAAGTTCTTTAACAGATTCACCAAAATTTGCATAACCCATAGGACTTGGAAATACTGGTCTGAATTTTACCTCACTCATGTTCCCCACCTATGTCATTAGAATCAGTTTCAATTTTCTTTCCATTATACCATAAACTTCTACTACGACTAGGTGTGTGATATCCACTTTTTAAGAATAATGTTGGTTTACGTTTTGCAGTTTCAAATGTCATAACTGTTATAACAATAGCTGCAAGTATAAACGTATGTGCAATTGCAGTAAATCCAAAAAATGTGATACTTCCAATCCATAATGAAAATGACGTACACCATGTCCATGCAAGAATTTGAAGTATCATGTGTCTTGTCATATTGTCTGGGATATGTCTTAGTGGATTTCTGTCAGCGTTCATGACACCATTCCAACTATCGTAAATAAATTCTCGCATATCTATTACCTTTTCAAATGTTACTTTTAGTGGATAATGTGCATCCACAGAATCTCTAAAATCTATTGCGTCATATAAGTCAACGAAAACTTTGACAACCTTTTTATCTCTAAAATATCCAGTTATTCTGTACATTGACCTCTCCATAATTATAATAGTGCATCGGTAGGACTGTGGGTTCACCTACAACCGAAAGACCAAGATACCATTCTTGTTTACTTCCAGAACCTAGTTCCAATCGGTAGATTGATGTGACACAACGCATTTCTGCAACCATGCCTGAGTACCACCTCTAACTAGTCAAGTTCATATCTCTTGGTGAGATACTTATTCCTTGCACGATGCGATTTCGGCCGTCACCGAAAACCTTAAAATTCGTGGTGGTGTTTCTGTTTCCAAGTACACCACCGAACTCAGTACGATTAGGCAGCTAGTGCGTAATCAACAGGCGCAAAATCATCGTTTGCATTTAGTAGTTTTGACCAATAACGCAGTCATCCGATAGTTCTACTCTCCTCTATCTACGTCAGTCGAACCTATTTCACCCCCATCATAACTACTCTCATACAGTGATTCACTATCTCATCTAAGAGTAGTTATGGTGGAGGTGATGGGTACTGCCCCCATGTCCTGCCCGTCATTCGATTTGTATCAACAAACTATGTTCTATTTATACCAGATTATTCCTCTGTTGTCAAGTCTAACAACTCTACTTTTTCACGATTTGCAATATGTTCTTCTGCAATATCGTCTTTAGATTGTCCATGATAACGTACTGCATGGTGATTGTCTACTAGTAATTGATTAATATTATGTTCACCACCATACCAGAGTTCACCAAGTATTCTACCATATTTACCTTTACCATCTTTAAATGTCTTTAGAGTTAGGTCACCAGCGTTTGTCCACTTAGTCAAAAATGCAGATGCAGCCTTTCCATAAATCTTTTCCTCGTCATCAGATGTTCGTGATTCTGGTGTATCAATACCATACATTCGTATGCGTTGTTTTCGTAACCAAACACCAAACCCTAAGTCAATGTCCACATCAACTGTATCTCCATCGACTACTCTGACCATTTTACATTTATATTCGTACATTTAGTTCTCCAGTGATATATTAGTCTTGTTATTTTTCAGTGGTGCATTAAATTGAAACTTATCACCCCCAGCAATCACACACGCAATAGTGCCTTCTTTTATAATTTCAACAACACTAAAAGTACCAGTATTTAGATTTACTGAAACAATTACATTTGTTTTAATAAAAGACTTACCATCCATTGCAGCCGCAGTTCCTTCACCTTGGAAGTAGGGTAACTCCCCCAACGTATTACCAAGTATATCTTTAACTTTTTCTGGAGTTGTACAAGTCACTGGTTTTTGTGAATTGTAACTAAACTTTTCATGTTCTGCATATGCACTTGTTGTGAGAACAAAAGATAATGCAAATAGACTAAATATCTTCTTCATTTTTCTTTCCTTCTTCACTTTTCAACTGACCTATTTGTACCATGATATCTTCGTTTACACAATTCAATCTTGTAGGTAGAATAGAATTACCATACGCTTCAGTTGACTTTCTAAACAACCTTAGTTGATTATTTCTCGCAAACGTCATACATTCTTCTTTCCCTTCAAATACCATTTCTGGTATCCACAAAGGTGTTTCTGGTTTACCAAACGCATTAAGCTGCTGTGTCATTATTACTATTATGAACCAATTCATTTTCTTCTCTTTCCCAATTAGTAGTAAAATCATCAATACTTTCCACAAGTAACGGAAGATAATCGTGTTTGGTCTTTACAAATTCTTGTACAACACCATCTTCGGTCACAACTAGGATTACAATCTGATTGATTTCAATTCCAGTTCTTTCTTCAAACATTTCTGCATATGCAGATGCTTGAATATAGTAGGACTCATTCCAGTCATCGTTGCGTTCTTTCGTGGATGTTTTGAAATCTACAATAGATGGAATACCATTATACTCTGAGATACAATCTACTCGTCCTGCTACCATATATTTATCAGAGTACAACCCACACTCTTGTGCATAGATATTATTCACTTTTTGCATAAGTACTGGTTTGATTTGACCAAACAGCACATAAGGTAAAAAGTTCTTTTTATGTACTTCATCATCAAAATTATTATTGAGAAAGTCCTCACACATATGATGGACTTTAGTACCCCTATGAGCGGCAGTTCTTGCAACATAGTTTGCAACATCCTCACCAACTCTTTTTCTCCACTCCATAAGACCTTGCATCTTACGTCTTTGCAAAACAGTAGTAATAGAAGGATAGAGTTTTCCTTCTGGAGTTAAGTAAAATCTTTTACGATTAACATTCTTAGTTGAGAGTTCTGGTAACTCTATTGGTTTGTGTGTAAACATCATATATCCTCACTAGGTAAATTTTTACCATATTAACACGATTCAATTCAAAAGTCAAGTCGATTACATAAGCTCAAAATGCGGCCCATCAATAAAAGGCCGTCTACCTTGTCCTCGTCTAAGGTCAATGTATGAGTTCATAGCATCTTCTGCTGTTCCTTCATAAGAACGAATATCACCTTCAGACCATGCGGCTCCCCATTTTACGGCAACACCTTTTTCTTCTGCAGCTTGTTTGAACGCATCACAAATATCATCATAAACATTTATTTCCCAGACAACATCTGAACCATCATAAGCAACAACGTCTACTGCATGAGAGTATCCAGAGTCTTGGATAAGATGTTTACTTTTCATAGTTTGTGAACGCCCAGATGCTACAAGTTTCTCTTGCTCTGCTAAACTTCGCACCCCATATGTGACTCCAAAGTCCACTTTCGTCAGTTCGATAGCACGTTCAACAACTGCAATCATGTCTGGGTGTACACCCTCTAATTTATTTTTACTTCTAGTTGATAATTTAAAAGCCATTATTTTCCTTGTCCTCTATATTGTTTATAACTCCGTCTTTTATGTTTATTCATTGTAGAAGTTATAGGTTTCTTTCCCATAGAAGTTCCCTTCTTGGTAGGTTCATGTGTCGTAACTGTTCTAAACATTTTTGCCATTATGTATTCATCCCTTGTTTAGTTTTTGCAATTAGATAACTTCGTACCAGACCAGACCTTACAATGTCACCAATGTTAAATTCAACAGATTGGAATTCTTTCATATTATTGAGTATACCCAAAAATTTACCAAATCCTTCTCTATCACCACTCTTTACTAAATCTGATTGGAAGAAATCACCAGAATAAATTATTTTACTCTCTTGACCGATACGAGTCATAATCGTATCTAGTTCGTGAAAATTCATGTTCTGACACTCATCAACAATCACAATACAATTATCTAATGTAATACCTCGTAAATATGATGTTGTCAAAAACATAATAGAACCTTGTGCTTTTAGTCTATCATATAACATTGTGAACGCTTGGTCACTAGGTTGTTCAAACATAAACTGAACCATGTTCTGGTATGGTATCTGGTACAATGCAGTTTTATCTTCTTCATCGCCTGGAAGAAATCCAATCTCCCTAGTCGGAACTGCACTACGAATAATATAGACACAATCATATGGTGTTGAAGGGTCTAATACTTGTTCTAATGCAAGAAATAATGATATGAAGGTTTTTCCAGTTCCAGCGGCACCATGCAAGAATAGATTTTTCTTATCCTTTTTATATGCATCAAAAACTGCTGTTTGATTATCTGTTATTGGTTTGATTGCAACTAAGTCATCAATTTTTACATCTTGTTTTTTTGCCATTATAATACCTTATGTTTTTTCAATACGTTTCTAGTATTTATGTTCTTTGTAGATTCCTTACCATATCGTGATGCAAGAGGGGAGCCTGGGTTCGCTTCTGCAATCCTAGACATATTCTCTTTCCATCCACCATCATTTTTAATTCTATCACCATGTCCACCAACAATAGATACTCTTGATGGTAGTTGTTCGATATGTGAGTTTTGTTCTAAGAACTTTTCTCGTTCTGATATTGTGAGTATATCATCAAATTCCTCACCAGTTTCGGTGTTTCTAAAACTATAACTAGGCATCTATTTTCTTCTTTAGTTTATCAATCTCTTCTGCTTGTTGTTTTACACGAATCATTAAGAGATGATTAGTTTTTTGCATCTCTGCAATATCCTTACGGAGTAAATCTTCTTTTGACATATGTGGTTTTTCTGAATCTTGTATCCAACCAGATAAGTTACCTTTCGTAACATCATCCATAGGGTCATCTTGTTCCATATCATTCCTCTCTTGTCTAAGTTTCCACATCATCCAATCATAATACCTTGCTGGTTCTGGGTCATGTTTGTATACCACGTTGGTGTACCTCTTTCTTTCCAAGTCGCAAATCGTCTTTTCGCAACAACATAAAAATTTCTGTATGCTTGAACACTATCGTTTTCGACCATACATTCTGGAAAAGCTAACATCGCTTGTGGTACTGGAGTATTCTTACCTAAACTAGGCATATTCTTTGGTGGGTTTCTAAATATCCACCAATTGTCTTTTGCACCATGTTCTTTCCCATACCTATATGTATATTCATCACAAATCAACTTGTAATATGTAAACATTAACATATAGTTTTCTGTACACTCCCTTAACCAAATATTAGTTGGGTGATTAACATGACCAGCGAGATATAAGTCTCTATTCATTTTTCGGTCTGGATGTTTCCACCTCTTAATCCTTGCACCATTCTTAGTTCTATCAATATACATCTCACCATCAAGAACCCTATGTGCAGTACTCAACATTTGTTTGTACTCAGTAGGCATCTTTACAATGTGTTTATCACAATGGTATTCAATAGACTTGAATGGGTCTTCATCTAAGTAAAAAAAGTTCATAACGATTTAATCCTATTTAATAATTCAACCACTTTATCAGATGTCAAATGTCCAATAACATCTTCAGTTATTGGTGTACTGTAACACAAATCGCCTGTGGAGTCAAGGACAGCAAGTTCGTACAATCCTTTATTACCACCATAAGACCCACTGTGACAAATAACAGAGGCACCATATCCATTATCAAATTTATATTCATATCCTACTCCATCTAGTAAATTGTATTTTTTATTATAATCACTGAACATCATTATTCCCATCTATAAAATATATGTTTCTCTATTTTAGTTGTTCTTTTCTTTGTCTTCGCCCATGCTGGTCTGACATAGGTTGCATGATAGTGTGTTGCACCTTCTGTAACATCTAATTGTATTTTATTATACAATACAAGAAATGCAACATCTTGTGCTTTCTTCCATGCCTTTTTATTCTTAGGAACATCAGCCTTACCATCGCAGTACCAGCTAAATTGGCATCTGTGTTTTATTGGATATTCTTTATTAGGGTCTTCCCAAGAAGGACGAGTTGGGCCTTGTTTGACCACCTCACAAACTGTATTGGGAAATCTAGTATCTTCAACACGATTCATAACTACTTGTGCCGTTGCAATCTGACCTACCAACGATTGATTTTTTGCCTCGTGATAGGTGTTGAGTGCAAGACATACAAATGCAGTTTCTAAAATCATGCAGACTTCTCCACCATAAATGCATCCAGATACTCTGGATTAGATGTTTGCAAAGTATATGCACTACCAAAATATTTCTCAAATGTTTTTAGAAGATTGATATAATCACCAGACTTCATTTCATTCAAAATACTATCTTGTGTTTTTTTGTCAAAACCACTTTCTCTCATGGTTTGTCCAGCGATACCCAAGAGAACAAATGCGTTCCCTTGTGAACCATCAAGGTCTATTACTGTAGTACCTTGTCTACCTTTTGCAACTACTGACATTATGCAGCCTCCTTCTCTAATGTTTCAAAACCAAAACTCGCAACAACATTTTTGACACCACTCTCATCTTCTATGATGTCACCAACACTAACTGAATACATTGGGGATAATCTTTGAATGTTTTCCTCTGGGCCGATATTACCATACTCAAAAACTTCATCAAGACTTGATGCAGTAATATTTGAAACGTGTGTATAAAAACCTTTACCGAACGCTTCTTGTGCGATAGATTTAGTATCGGACTTCATTAAACCCATATCAAGTTTCAGTGTTTGTTTCTCAACTGAATCATGACCTTTTGCATTAACCATGTCATACTCTGCATCGGTTAAATGTATTTGATAAACTTTATATTTCATCACTCTCTCCATTAATATAATTTAGTTCCATTTTCTGCAGCCTTTTGTATCTCAAAAGTTTCTGCTTGTTCTTCTAGATGTTTCTCGTATAACTTTTCTTGAACCATCTGTTCCAGTGTTATCATATTATTTACACTGACTGCAAGGTCAGGCCACTTCGTAACAAGTGTCTTAACGAATGTATCTCGTTCTTGGATACCCATTCTTGCAATATTCTCTACTGTATCTTCTGCTGTCGTATCTTTTGTGACAATCTGTCCATTACCTACATAAATTCCATAATTCCAATCTGGTGTAACTTGTGGTGTTTTCATTTTTTTCTCACTTTCTTTATCTTATAGAATCACTATACCATGTTTTGATAACAAAGTCAAGTCAAATAATATTATTTACCCAAACACTATTTGCAAGACAAGTTTCCATTTTATAGGCTTCTTTTTCCCAAGGTAGATTATAATAGTCAGTATTAGGATTTACTTTTCTACCTTTCCAAAAGGCAGAACCACTTTGTACGTCACCATCATTCATTTCTTTTCTTGCATACTGCTTTAGGTGAACCATTTCATGACAAAGATTTGTCACTAATTCTTTAATACTAACTTTGTTATGAAGTTCAATTTCAAATGTTCGATTATTTTCTTCCATCATACAATAACCAAGTGCATCACCATGTAACGTCTTTAACGAAACTGTAATGTCTAATGTTCTGTATCTAGGAAGTAAAACACTTAGTATATGAGAAATCACATTGTGACAGATTTCTCTCTGCGTTCTATTTCCACCGATTACTTCTACTATGTTCATAACGAATCACTCTCTCTCATTTATACTTAATATTACCATGTTTTCATAACATTTGTCAAGTAAATAATAAAAAAAAAGATAGGGGGTGAAAGGAAACCCCCTATCTTTGGTGTGATACCTTGTAAGTGAGAGAGAGGAGTTTGGTATCACAACTATAGTTATACACGAATCAACTGTAAAAGTCAAGTCGATTGAACGTAATTCTCATTCCAACCAAAGGCTTCTTTAACCACCTTGTCAGATAGTCCTTTATACTTTTGATGAAGAACTTTATCTTTTGCATGACACACTACTTTTGCTTCATCAATGTGCAAACCTTCTAACATCTGAACAAACATTTGTTCTTTTCTGTATTGTGGGGTTTTTGCATCTGCACCTTTAATATAGTGCCATAGTTGTCTGTACTCTTGATTGAGTCTGGTATGTTCTGTTCCCTCTGGAACATCATTTGGTTTGAAAGGAACATCACCCTCAGGCATGACCCACTGAATGTTTGGGTCAAAAGATGATTTAATAATCGCTCTGAGAGCTGGACTATCATTCTCTTTTAGAATTGCAATTTTTTTATCCTTAGTTTTTGCATTGTTCACTTTAGTCAGAACTTCTGCAAGACTAGGTGTGTATGTTTTTACTACCATTAAAAGTCTCCAATATTCTCTGTTAGGTTTCTTAATCTATACTTTACAAAATAATTTAGTAGATTCTTTCTATCCTTATATGGTGTATCAATAAATGTTTGAATACACCTTTCCACTATTTCTTTTGGAATATAATCCAAGTCTATTAAAGTTCTGTTTCTATGATAGTTTCTCATCATGTTCTCATTGCAGAAATCTTCAGGCTCCAAATCAATCCAAGTTTCAAGTTTTCTTTTAGAGATAGGTTTTTGTCGTAACTCATCTACAAAAGTATTATCTGGTGATAAGAAGTTCGGAACACCATCACTCCTATCACCTTGAAGTATATGTGTCTTAATATATGTAGTAGGGTTCTCACCATTCATAAACTTCTTTTGTATAGGACTATATTGAGATACAAAGTTATGTTTTTGTAACTGAATAAAATCCTTATCTCCAGAAAGTATTAGAACCTTCTCATAGTTCTTTGGTTCAGATGCAACATGAAATACAACAGATGCAATGATATCATCTGCTTCTGCATTTTCTACCTCTAATACTTTGTATGGAAAATTTTCTGTAAGTTCATCACGAATTAGATGTAATGTATCAAAGATTGCGTTCCAATCTAACTTTGAACTTTTTCTGTCTTTTCTTCGACTATATTTGTAATTGGGAAATACATCTCTTCTCCAATTAGTCTTGTTATCATAACATAAGACTAGTTCACCGAACTCTTCTGTAAATTTAGTTCGATAACTTCTAAGAGAGTTTAGAACCATATGCCTAACTAGGTCTGGGTCTACTGTACTTTTTCCACCAATCTGCACCATCAAATTTGATAGTGTCACTTGATTCATATCAACTAATATCATCTCCGTTACCATCATCTTTAGGATTTGATTTATTCATTCTATCAATTAAATCTAAATCAACCCTTGTCAAAATTTCTCTATCGTCTTTTTCCGTCTTTACAATCATATCCATGAAACCTTGCATGGGATGTCCAAAACCCATTTGACGATAAAGAGCACCTCTTACTGCTTCATTTAGAAAACTTATGTCTCCAATGAATTTATCTTTCTTAATATCGAAACCATTTTCACCAACATTATGAATTAGATTAACCATCAGGCCTTCAACAAGATTATCACAAAATGCAATATCTTCTTGAACCCTAACTGCATCTAAATCTACAATCTTTGGTGTTTTCTTTCCCTTAAAAGTCTTGGGAAACTTTACGATATTATTTGTCAATAACCCAACTCCGATTTTCTCTTTTCTACTTTCTTCAACCAACGTCTACGACCAGCGGCTTTCGCTTTTCGTTTCTTTTCACCTTTACTTGTAAAATGACCTCTTTCTCTTAGGTCTTGAAAAAAACCATCTTTCATCATTCTCTTTTTAAGAACTCGTAATGCACCATTTACATCAGATACAGTTTCACCATCTTTGTTCTTTACTTGTCGTACTGATACTGTCATACCACCTAGTTCTTTATTATATTTATCTTTCCTTTGAAAGTTCTTTTTATTATTATATTTCATAGTACTCCTTATACAATGGGAGAGGCAACTAGTACCTCTCCAAGTTTATTATTATTCTAACACAAAGTTACTTAGGAGTCAAGTACACCTTGAACTAAGTCAACTGAATCAAAGTCGAATCCACCAATGTGCCACTCATACTTATCAGTAGGTATATATCCTACTTTCCAATTGTAAATAGTAGCAGTCACTAACTCATAGTCCTCACCATCTTCGGTAGGAACATCAAATTCTAATGACCATTGTGCATTGACTTTTTCGTATGGTGATGCATCCGTATATGTAGGGTCACCGAACTTACTTACTAATTCATCATATGTCGTGGTAACTATTCCTTGGTAGGAAGTACCATTAATATCGACAGAATCACTCACAACAAAATTAGACATCTATAACTTCTCCTTTCGTTAAGAAATATTCATCAAGGGTCAAAGGGCCTTCACCCTTTTCAATTCCAACCAACAACTCATAGAACAAGTCTTCCCACTCGTCCTTCTTTTCCTTGACATAATCAAATGCATGGATGTTGTCTTTCGACCACTTTACGGCATCCTTCGCAGTATCGAATTCAACCTTGTTAGACTTTTTTCCCAATGTAGGATAAACAATGTATTTCATATTTTTCTCACTTTCTTTCATATTAAAAACGAATCACTTACACTATTATAATAACATATTGACAATATTTGTCAATAACTATTTTCATAGTG